TTCAAAGACATTGGCTCAAGTCCAATGCATCTCAAACTGATTGTGGCCTTGAGAAACGAAAGGCTGCAACAAGGACATCCCGGAGATTGGAACCATTTCTACCGATCTCTCGGTAATGAAGTAAGAGCGGTCATGCCTAAGCAATCCCAGCAAAGCGTGACCCAGAAGACCCCAGACTCCACCAGTCAGGCGTCCGATAAGGAGGAGCGAAAATCCTCTATCGTGAATCTTCCCCAAGCTGCTGCGCGAGCGGCGCTTCCGGAGGAACCCAAACCGGAAACCCGGGCCGACATACTCAATCAAATGAGGAAGACGCGTGGGTTGCCTACTGCTTAGGAGAAACACATGGCTGGTCAACTCTGGAGCGTTAATTCGCTCGGCGGGTTCTATTACTCGCTAGGTTTGAGCAAAGAACTCAGGATGGGAGTGCAGGCTACCTGCAAATTCCGCCAGTTCGCAGATATCAAAGACGCATTTGGTAAAGTAACTCGTTCGGGTCAGACCTTCACTTGGGATACGGTCCCGATGATGCCCAGAGCTTCACGGGGGTTGACGGAAACCAATACCATCGGTCAGGGACAACACACCATCCTGCAAGGCACTCTGACGATGAACGAGCGGGGCTTTAGTCTGCCCTACACCGAGCTTCTTGAATCACTGTCGCAGTTTTCCGTAAGACAGCCGATCATGAAGGTGCTGAAGTATGATGCATCGGTCGATCTGGATTCCCTCGCATGGCAGCAGTTCAATCTCACACCTTTGAGGGCGGCGGCTTCGGCAACGGCGGATAACATCACCTTGACGACCAACAGTACCGCTACGGTGACTAACTCTGCGGCACTCTCTACCAACAATCTGAAGTCGATTGTGGATACGCTTAAGACGAGAAACATCCCTCCATACACGGCAAACGACTATTACGCCATTGCAAGACCTCTCGCATTGAGAGGACTCAAGAATACCCTGGAGACTTTGCACCAATATACCGAGACCGGGCTTGAGTTGATTATGAATGGAGAAATAGGCCGGTATGAAAATACTAGGTTTGTCGAACAGACCTGTATCCCCGCTGGAGGCGCGGCGGACAGTACAACTTTCGATCCATTCTCCGATACCGGGGATGCATGGAATGTCGCTGGAGCCGCGGGGGCCGACTGGGTCTTTGTCTTTGGTGAAGATACCCTGTGCGAAGCCCTTCATACCCCCGAGGAAATCCGGGCAAAAATCCCCGATGACTTCGGACGCTCAAGGGGCATTGCCTGGTATGCGTTGTTGGGTTATGGGATTTGCCATACCAACACGACGCAAGCCCGGATCATCAAGTTCGACAGTGCCGTATAGGGGCTCCTCCTTTGAAATCTCGTCCGCCAGAGCCGGCAGGACGTAAAAGACAATAGTGGCCTTCCCCACTACCTTATTGAAATCCGCTTGCGGGAGGCGTAAGCGGTCAGGAGATTCAAATGGCAACACAATCGTTTAACTATGACCACCCGGTATATCTGACTCCGGTGATTTTCAGCGGTCTTTCTGGCGTAGGGGCAAATGGTGTTACAACCAAGTTCGCGGCCTATACCGCCATGAAGATCAAAGCGGTTCATGGGGGTCCGGTCATTGCAACGACCGCCGCCGGTAGCACTCCGCTTTTGTTCAGCAAAACAGGCACGACCACCAGTACCACAACGCTGACAGCTCTGACTTCGGCTTCTTCGGCTGGATTTACCAATGACCTGGCCACCGAGGTTACTTTGAGTCAAGGAGATCAGTTTTGGTGTACTCATGGGACGGATGCAACCGCTGCTGTAGCTTTTGCAATCGAAACCCTGGTGATTCCGCTCTCGAATGTGACTCCGTAATGGGAAAGGGGGGAAACCCCCTTTCTATTCATGAAAAGAGCGTTTTCTCATAAGCTCCCAAGGCCTGAAAAGACCTGTGCTGTCATCAGATATGGTGCAATGGGAGACGCACTCCAGAGTGCAAGTGTCTTTCCTCAGTTGAAAGAGTTGGGATATCACATAACGATGTACACCGTTCCCAATGGATATGAAGTCCTGAAACACGATCCCCACGTCGATCGATTCATCATCCAGGATAAGGACAACGTCCCTCCTCAGTTTCTTCTTGAATTCTTCGATGAGACCAAGAAGAAATACGATAAATGGGTGAACCTGTGCGAGTCGGTTGAATGCACTTTATTGGCGGCTCCCGGAAGGGTTCAGTGGGAATGGCCCAATCACCTAAGACAGAAATACCTCAACCGCAATTACCTGGAATGGATACATGAGATCGCGGAAATCCCTCCTCCCTATCAACCGAAGTTCTTCTCGACTCCGGAAGAAAAGGCCTGGGCGAGAGATAAAGCGCGTTCTTACGGAAGAAGAAACATTCTATGGAGCCTTTCGGGGTCTTCAGGACATAAGGTCTGGCCGCACCTTGATACTGTGCTTGCGGGAGTGATGCTTCAATATCCAGACATCCATGTAGTGCTGGTGGGTGATGAGTTGTGTCAAGTCCTGGAAGTGGGGTGGGAGAAGGAAAGACGAATTCACAAACAGTCCGGAAAGTGGTCGATCAGAGAATCTATGGCGTTTGCCGAGGTCTCCGATATCGTCATAGGGACGGAAACAGGCCTTTTGAATGCCGCAGGCTCGATGGACGCCTGGAAGATCGTCACTCTATCTCATTCCAGTCCCGAAGCCCTCACCAAGCACTGGAAGAACGTCATTGCCCTTGAACAACCTCCTGGGGTGGGATGTAACAAACACCCTTGTTTCCAACTTCATGGGGCTGAAGGACGAGACCCTTGGTTGGATTGTCCTCAAGATAAAGAAACGGGAACGGCTTTGTGCCAATACCATATAGGCCCTGAAAAGATGTTCTCTGCCATTGAAATGGCCTTGGGACAGGAACGGATGGTCGCATGACTACCTCGGCAAGCTATGACTTTTCCCTGACGGCGGCTCAGATAATTCAATCAGCTTATGAAGACCTGGGGGTCGTGACCCCGGGTGGGACGATTGCCTCAGCAGACTCGACTATGGCTCTCTCCCGCTTGAACATGATCGTCAAACAACACCAGGGAAGGGCAGACGGGTCTCCAGGGCTTCCCGTTCACACCCGGCAGAGGATTACGCTGCCTTTTGCCTTGGGACAGCAGACTTACCTAATAGGCCCAGCAACCACAGACTCCCCGGCCAGCACGACTTTGGGAAGAACGACCATTAGTAACACCGAAGCAGTGGGTCAGACCGTCTTGAGTATTACCTCGAACACAGACATCACGAGTTATCCGGGAACGACGCTCACTATGGCCAACCTGGATACGATAGGAATAGAACTGGATGACGGGTCCATACAATGGACGACTATCAGCGGGACACCGGGTGTTACGGTTACGGTGAATGACGCTTTGAGAGATGCCGCGTCGTCTGGGAATTATGTCTGGTGGTTCACTCTAAAGGCTCAACGATTTCCCTATATCGAGTTCGCGGCGATACGAGATGAGAACTTCAACGATACGCCGATAGATATCTACACTCAGGTCCAGCAGTATGAGGCCGTAGTCGCCAAGTTCGCCGATGGAACCCCGACTTGTATTCTGGTAGAGCCTTTGAGGTTGAATACCCGGGTTACTTTAAACATCCAACCCGATGACGTTAGCAGACAACTGTATCTCACGGTCCTTTACCCCTCTGAGGACTACGATTCGACCTCAAACGACATAGCCTATCCGCAAGAAGCTTACCGATATCTCTCCTGGGAGCTAGCCTTTGCGCTATCAGCTTCGGTGGGAAGGTGGACCGACATCATGGAGAAGAATAGACAAGAATCCAGAGCCATGTATGTGGGCTTGAATGCCGAGAATTCGATCCTTTACTTTCAGCCCAATCCCGTCTGATGGCGAGAAAAGCTCTCCGAAGTTCCCAAGCTCCTGACGAACCGAATCTGGTGCTGCCCTTGGCGAGCAGCATCAACGAGCGCGGCGTGCAGGGCTTCACCCATTCGGTCACCAACTCCGAGGACCAGCGCAAGCTCAATTGCATGTACGAGGTCTCCAAGAACCCGATGACGGGCAAGGGGACGCTGGTGCTGACGAAGCGCCCGGGGGTAACGATTAATGCCCAAAGTTATGGGTCAGCGTCCGATACGGCATTGCTGGTTTCAAAAGCCATAGTTGCAGGCGCTTTATCTTCAGTCAGCATTGCTGATACGCCTTGGGTGTATTTTACAGGTGGCATAAGCGTAAAAGTGGCAGATTCATCAACGACCACTACTCTTTTTACTGATCCTCTTGGATATCGTCCTGCTTATGTAGATATAACGGCCATCAGTTCCGTTCCAAATGTCATTCTACAAAGTAGGTTGGGGGTCAATGAGCTCATCGCACAGCGAGTTTTTTACGGAACGGCGATAAATAATTGGACTGAGATAACCGATCCTCAATTCACTGGTCTAGTGCATCGAGGCAAGATGGAACATCTTGATGGTTTTGCTTTAATCATAGATGCGGATGGAAAGATTTGGAATTCAGATATCAATAGCATCAGCTCTTGGAGCGGCGGAATAAATTTTCTAGCAAAACAGATAAAACAGGATTATACGAAGGGTCTTGCTAGACTTGGCAATCAAATACTGGCGTTCGGTGATTTTACCGTAGAAATGTTCTACAACGCTGGGAATTCCGTTGGAAGCCCCCTAGGTCGCATTCCTCAAAAACATGAGGAGACAGGATTAATTTCAACGGCATTGTCTAATGGGACGCACTACTATGCGACTCTTGGAAATAAATTATTTTTCCTTGGTCGTCAGGCAGGAGGACGAGCTTCGGCTAGCCTTTTTGCATATGACGGAAGCCAAATAGATAGATTGAGTACAATCTATGTGGAAAAAATACTTAGCGAATCCGCGGACAGCGGGACTTTCTATTCCATAAATTCCATGGGGATGTTTGGTCAAGGAGCTATTGCTATCTCATTAGCAGCCCCTACATCCTCGACACAGAGATTTCTCGTGTTTTTTCCGGAATGGAAGGAATGGTTTGAATGGACAAGTACAGTATTCCAGCCGGTAAATAACGATTCATTCTTTCTAGGGCTGGGCTCCGCTGCGAATAGACTCTATACCTTTCCATCCTCCGACAACTGGCAGGATGACGGCACCTCCTACGAGTGGATGACGCAGTTCAAGTTGCCGACCAATGGCGCGGCGCGGCGCTTCATGCACATGTACGGCGTGCAGGCTGATACGTCCAGAAGCGCGAACGACCTCACCGTCGAGATCAGCAGGGACGACTGCCAGACTTTCTCGACCCTCGGCGCCATCGATCTGACCCAGGATCGCAAGCTCGCGTTCCGCGGCGGCTCGTTCCGGAACGCGCATATCCGCCTGAGCAATACGAACGCCGCCGAGACGCGGATTCAGAATTTCCTCGCTCGGATTGATTGATGCAAGCCTTCGATCCCAGCTCCTACGCATTCCAAGAGGGCATCGGCCAAGTGCCGACGTTCATCCGCTTGGGGACGATACGGATTCACTCAGGGACAGGCGTGCCGGCGGCAGCGCTCGGGGCGGATAATGACTTCTACGTGCGCGCTGATGGCGTAGCCGGGGCGAACACGACCATTTACCATAAGGAAGCCGGCGCTTGGGTCAGCCTGACCGCATGAGCTTCGATCCGACACTAGAATACGGTAACGAGGTAAGCAGCGATGGCTGCGGTTCCGGCAAGGAATATATCGAAGCCGTGTTCGAGGATGCTCGAAAGACATTGCCAGCGGGGACTGAATTCAGTTTCATCGCCTGGAATGAAGGCGATACGCGCAAGGTCGGATGGGTGTATAACCTGCTTGCGCCGAGGGATAAGCAGAAACTGTTTAATCCCTTGAAGAATGCAGTGCTAAAGACGTAGGAGAGAAACATGAATTTGAGCGATCTTTTCGGCGGTGCTCTGGGGCTTGGTGGGGCTTTGTTCAACAGCAACCAACAAGGACAGACCGCCAATCAATACTTAGGGATGGGACAGCCCTATCGGGATCGGCTGACTGCGATCACCAACGACCCTAATCTCTACTATAACTCTGCCGACGCTCAGGCTTTGGCGAATCAGTCGGACAGACGTTACTCCGCTTCAGTGGGAAATCCTGCCGGATCGGGAACGGCTCAAGCGGGGGCTTTGGAAGCTATGTTAAGAGGGTACGGGAACGAGCGCGATCGACTCTTTAACTACGGTGGAGGTGCTTATTTCAATCAAGCTGCTCCGCAACAACAGCAAAACGCCTTGGGCGCGAACATGGGAATTTTCAAAGCTCTTGGGCCTTTGCTTGCGATTCTAGGACAGGGCGGCGGTTTAACCTCCAGTGGTGGAAGTGGAGCAAATACAGGATTTGATATGTCCGGTAGTGGTTCTGGGGATTACTTTGGTTTTAATGGCTAGACAATGAGCCGGTTAGGGGATTTTTTCTCCAATACCTTTGCTCAGGCGAAATCCCATGAGCCGGGGTGGGTTCAGAGACTTCCCTCCATGCCGGGGAGTCCTCAATCCCTACAAGATGCCATCATAGCCAATCGCTGGAGTCATCCCTACGGTCCTGAAAACACGAGTATGGACATCTTCGCAGGGGGATTGGGACATCCCCTGGGATCGCAGAATGCGGGGGATAGAACCGTTGGAAGAGCTGTGGGGAGTTATTTTCTGGGGAAGGGATTGAACGACCTCACGGGAACGAACTGGGCCAGTTCTGCTGCGAAAGGGATAGGGAATCTTTTCGGCGGGGGATCAAATGCTACTTCTTCAGCCGGAGGACTGGGCGGATTGGCGGGAATTCTTGGGATGGGGGCTCAACCTTCTGTACAACGTCCGCTCATTCCTCCAATTCAGACCTATCAAGACCCTTTACAGTCTTCTCAAATCTCACCGCTTTTAGGGTTTCTCGCGCAGTTACAATCTCAAAGCCCTCAAGGGGGAGTCGGTTATGACCAAACGCCTCTCGGTGGCGGGGGACTGATATGAGTTTCTTGTCCAATCTCATCGGAGGGGGGCTACCCATGCCGCCTATCCCTGGAATTGGTGGAGGAGGAGGTCTTCCTGGTCTTCCCAATATCCCAGGTCTTCCGGGCCTTTCTGGAATATCCGGACTGGGAGGGGGCCAATCTCAAGGCGGTCAGTCTCAAGGCGGTGGGCTTATATCCTCGCCTTCACCTATAGACCAAAGTGGTGATTTGGGATATCCCCAGAATCTCGCCAATCTCATACAAATGCTTGGTGGATCTCAAGCGACTCAGAACCAAAACATCATCGGCGGTGGAGGGCTTATCTAATGCCTGACAATATCGATACCAGTGCTCTCCAGATCCCGGGACTTTCCCAATATCTGGCGATGAAGCAATACCTGATAAACCAGAACCAACAACAACAGGCTCAGGGACTTCAACAGGAGTTCCTGAACCAACGACAAGCCCTCGGTGACAACCCCAGTACGCAAGACTTGGCCAATCTGGGAATGAGGAACATCACCGATCCTGCTCAGATGGCCCAGGCTGCACAGAGTTCTCTCGATCGTAGAGAAGCCATCTCCCAGAGACTTCAAAGCGCTCATGACCTTGCCCAATATCGTATAGACAACCTTGAGAGAATGAGAGCGTCGGATTTAGCCAGGGTTCAAAATGAAGAGACTAAAAACGCCATCAAGTCCGGGTATGACAATCAAATCCTCGAATTGAGGAAGAACCAGGACGCTTGGCAACAGGAAATGAGGCATATGGGATTGGTTATTCAACAGCAGAACGCCGATACCAATCGCCTACGTGCTCAGCAAGGAGTTAATAAGCTAGACGAACCCTTATATAGCTTGATCGACAAGATCGACGCTACAACGAGAATGATCCAGAACAATCCCGAGGCGGTGGGTGGGAGGGGCATGTTGGGTAGAGGTGCTGAGTTCGTCCAAGGAATGGTCAATCCCGGGGCTCCTACTCCAGCAAGTGACCTACAGACTCAACTTCTCGATTTACAAACGACCTATCGAGGGCTTCCTACTCATGCCCATGTGCGAATGAGAGAGAACGGTCCCCGTATAGACAACATGATTAAGGGTTTGGGTGCCTTTACTTCTGCCCCTCAAGCTTTGGGGGGTCTT